GCTGCCGTACCGTGGCCGCTACAATCGCCGCTCCATCGTCACCATCACCCCGCCAACGGGTGACGCGGTATCGACGGCGGACATGAAAACGTATTTGCGCGTTGACCATAGCGACGACGACACATTGATAGCGGATTTCGTGGACACGGCAACGGAGGCGGCCAAGCAGTACACTCACCAAGCGCTGCTGACTGAAATTCTCGAACTGCGCATGGACGGCTTTCCCGGCGATGATGACGAGCGGATCGTCATGATGGGCGCGGGCATGCATGACGCGCATTATCGCACGGTGCTTGGTGGTGTTGGCGAGATTGATCTGCCATTTACGCCCATCCAATCGCTAGATAGCATTACCACATACGACCGCAGCAATTCGTCTAGTGTGCTGGCGAGCGCGGCCTATTCCACGGACCTGCAAGGCGGGCGCGTTTATCTGAATGACGGCTATACATGGCCGACCGACTTGCGCGACCGTGATGCAGTCTATGTGCGCTATACGGCGGGCTACGGCGCTGGATCAATCCCCACGCCCATTGTGCAGGCGATCAGGCAGCACGTCGAGGCCATGTATGAGTGCCGGGGCGGGTGCGCCATGCCGGAAGGCTGCAAGGCGCTCCTGACGCCTTATAAGCGCTACGATCAGCTAGGCTGGTTCTAATGACCGTTTGCAACAAGTACAGCGGACGCCAGCTTCGGCAGCGCGTCACGTTTGAACGCGCCACAAAGACCGGAGACAGCGCTGGCGGCTGGACTGAGGCTTGGTCAACTATCGGCAGTTCCCCGCGCTATGCGATGCTGAAAACGCTTTCAGGGCGGGAAGTGCATCAGCATGACCGGCTAGAGGCTAGGCCGCGGGTGCTTTGCGTGACCCGCTATGACGCCACGCTAGAGGAAGCCGACCGCGTGCTGCACGATGGCAAGGCGTACAATATCCGCGACATTCGCAACGTCGATTTCGCCGATACTTGGTTAGAAATGGACCTGGATGGCGGGGTGGCGACGTGAGCACGATCCGCATTGAGCTTGACGGCGTGCAGGAGCTTATCGCGGCGCTGGAGGCCGTGGGCAAGGATGCCGTGGCAGAGATTGGCGCGGCGGTCACGAAAACTGCGCTTGATGTTGACCGGGATATTAAGAAGCGGATGCAGTCCAGTCCGGCGAGCGGGCGTCTATATCGCCGGGGCAAGGGCCGCAACCGCAGCCGCACCCATCGGGCCAGCGCGCCAGGGCAGCCGCCTGCCATCGACACCGGCAGGCTAATCAATTCCATCATGTTCCGTCAGGAAACGCCGCTCACGGCAACGGTTAGCAGTAACGCCATCTATGCCGCGCGGCTGGAATATGGCGGCGGTGACAGTCGAGGCGTCTACATCGCGCCCCGCCCTTCATGGCGTCCGGCGGTTGAAAAGATGCGCCCCAAATTGGCGGAACGGATCGAGCGGGCGCTTAGGGACGCCATGCAATGAGGCACGACGAGCTAGTGACCGCGGTATTCAACAACCTGAATGTTGCCGCGGTCACAAGCAACCTATCGTCTGCTTACGCCCCATTGCCTGCCATATTTTCCGCCGATGCGCCGCAAGTGTCGGATGCGCAAGTAACCGGCAATTTCCCGTTTGTGTCTTTCCTGATCGTCAGCGACCAGGGCCTCGCCACCAATGAAAAGTTCGGCATGGATGCGCTGGTTCAAGTCGATGTTTGGCACCGCACGCCAAGCATGAAGGCGCTAACCGTTGTCAGTCGTGCCGTGTTCGATGCGCTCAACCGCGTCGCCATGCCGGATATCACCGGGCACATCGAAACGCGGGTGGAGGATGTGAATTACTCCACAGAGCCGGACGGCAAAACGAAACGCGCAACCCTAGAGTTTCGCGTGACTTCCTTACCACTCTGACCAGCCAGAAAGGGTTAGATCATGGCAGCAGAAGCGGGCCGCAAGGTACTTGTCAAGTACAGCGCGGATAACATCAGCTATACCGCCGTCGCGGGCGCGCGCATGGGTGAGCTTAATATCAATGCTGAAGCAATCGACATCACCGACAAAGGCGATGCGGGCATCCGGCAGCTTCTCGACGATGTCGGCACGCATTCCATTTCGCTGACGTGCGAGGGCGTGTTGCTGGACGACACCATCATGTCGCTGATGGAAGCGCCGGGCACGGGAACGTCTCTGCACTATTTCGAGTTTGAAATGGGCAGCATCGGCGATTTCACCGGCCAATGGTTTATCACCAATTTCAAGGTGGAAGGCCAGGAGGGCACCAACCCTATGACCTTCAGCTTCACCGCCGAAAGCGCTGGGACCATCACTTACACCTAATAGGGGCTTCCTATGGCCAAGGTCTTTCGAGACATTGATATTGTATGGGAAGGCGAACGGTACACGCTGACGCCTTCCAACCGCTTGTTGCGGCGCATCGAGAGCGAGGTGAGCCTCACCAAGCTATTCAATGATGCGCAGAACGGCGAATTGTCGGTGCCCAATCTCTCCTATGTCGTCTGCGAGTTCCTCAAGGCGGCTGGCGTTAAGGGCATTGATGAGGACGCGATCTACGGCGATTTGATGGCGGACATGGCCAACAATAACGGCGCGCTGATCATGCAGATGGTGGAGGTTATCGCAACGGCCATGAGCCCGCCCGATGCTGACCCAAAAAAGCCCGCCGCCGCGCCCGCCAAGCCGAAAGCGGGCAGCAAGAAGGCGGCGAACTAAGCGACGGCGTGGACTGGGAAACAATGCTGATCTGCGCCCATAATTGGGGCATACAGCCGGGCGAGTTCTGGAACATGACGCCCGGCGAATGGTTCACATTGTTTTATCACTACCAAGACCAGCAGCGCGGGCGTGTGACCAGCCTCACGCGGGCGGAAGCTGATGACCTTTACGAATGGGCGATGGCCAGAAAGGCGGAGTTAGAAAATGGCGCTGCCTGAAATGGAAGTGAGGGTTACTGCCGACACGCGGGACGCGGAAGCGGGTTTTGATCGTGTCGGCAATGCCGCTCGCGAAAGCGCCAGCAACGTCAACCGCATGGCTGCTAGAACGCGGGCGGCAGGGCAAGTCATGGGCCGCGCGGTTAATGACAATAACCGCTTTGGCCGCAGCATTCAGAACGTAAGCTTCCAGGTTGGCGACTTCGCAGCCCAGGTCGGCGCGGGTACGTCCGCCAGCATCGCGCTAGGTCAGCAGTTGCCGCAGTTGCTTGGCGGCTTTGGTGCGTTAGGCGCGGCCATGGGCGCGGTGGTTGCGATTGGCGTGCCGCTTATTCGGGTGCTTTCAAATATTGAGGGCGGATCGAAAGAGCTAGAAAACGCACTCGGCCCGTTAGTGCCGGTTATGCAGAGTATCGGCGGCGCGTTCACGTCGCTAAAGAACGTTGCCCAAGAGGCCATTGTTGACATTCTCAACAATATGGGCCGTTTGCTAACAATCTCGGGTACCATCGCAACGCTTCTTGCGGGCCGGTTTGTGGCGGGCATGGTTGCCGCGCGCATCGCAACATTTTCCTTGGCTGGCGCAGTTGGCGCAGTCAACGCGAGCCTATCGCTTTTGCGGAAGCTTTTGATCCTAACTGGCATTGGCGCGCTTGCCGTGGCGGTTGGCGAGCTTGTCTGGCAATTCATTGACCTAAACAGCGAGTTGCGCACATTCTTGGCAGGGCTTGGGCTTATTTCTGCACAGAATTTAGCGCAGGTTGACGAGCGTATTGCAAAAGTAAGACAAGAAATAGAAACCATTCAAAATAAAATAAGGCAAGGTCCGATGTTGGGGTTGGATCAACTTACAATGCAGGCCCTGTCGGAAAGTTTAGTAGAAGCGAACCAAGAACTAGACGAGCTAATGCGCAAACGCCTTGAATTGCAGGCGATGGCTAATCAAGAGCTGCCTACATTTACCGTTGAAGGCGTTTTTGGTGGGCGCGGAGAGGGAGAGCAAGGCGACCCTGAAAGCGATGCGCAGCGCGAACGCCTGCAAACGCAGCTAGACCAAATCCGCGAAAGCCAGATGACCGAGCGGGAATTGCTCATGGCTCATCTGGCGGAAAAGAAAGCCATTCTCGATGAAGCCTTGGCTGCGGAGTTGGTGGCGCGGCAGGAACATGCAGAGCTTACGAAAGCGTTAGAGTCGGGTACAGCGTCCGAAATACAGGCGATTGACAGGCGTCAGGCCCAAGCCGCGCTAAGCCAAACGGTGCAGGCTGGTCAAATGATTGCCTCTGCGGTAGCTGGCAATAACAAGAAGGTCATGGCCGCGGCTAGGGCCCTCGGCATGTTTGAGGCGCTTGTAAACGCATATCGAGCGGCTGCCCAGACGCTGGCTGACCCGACCTTGCCGTGGTTTGCTAAGGCGGCGGCGGCGGCGTCTATACTGGCAACGGGTATCGGCTTTGTATCAAGCATCGCAGGAATTGGCGGCGGCGGCGGCGGAGGCGGCGGAGGCGGCGCTGGACAAACCGCTACATCTGCTCCACCGCCAGCGACGCCAAAGCCGTTGGACGTGTTCATTCAGGGCGTCGGCCCTAGCGACCTGATCAGCGGTGGGCAGCTATCAAGCCTGTTTGATAAGCTGGTTGAGGAAGCCGGGGACCGCGGCATTCGCCCGGTGTTTGCCCAATGACCATCATCATATCGGCGGCGCGCGCATCAACGCTGGCAACGGTTGGCACTAGCAACAATCCGTTTGTGTTATGGGATAATCTTGGCGCATCCGGCACGTGGTCAACCGACGTCGGCACGGAGGTTAACAGCGCGGCTTATGCTGGCACTGGCACCACGTATGACCAATGGAGCGCGACGCCAAATGGCAGCGGCATTGCTGCACTAGAAGTCGATTTGGGCAGCGCACAAAGTGTAAGCATGGTTGCGATAGCGGCGCACAATGCAGGAACGCTTGGCGCGGATGTTTCGATACAGCACAGCGCGACCGGCGCGGGCTCATGGACAACCGTAGGCGCAGCAACCAGCCCAACGGACAATCAGGCAATTTGCTGGTATTTTGCGGAAACCACGGCGCGCTATTGGCGGGTGCTATTTGATCAGTCGGCAGGGGCAACGGCGGAGGCAATTTGCGGCGTGATGTTTGTTGGTATGCCGCTGACAATGCCACAGCGCATTTATCAGGGATACCGCCCGCCGATCACGCCAACCGAGGTTGCGCTGCAATCCAACGTGAGCGAAGGCGGGCATCTGCTGGGCGCAAGCGCGGTCAAACGGGCATCAACTGCGCAAGCTGAATTGCGGCATTTATCCGAAGGCTTTATCCGCACCTACGGCTCTGACTATTACCTGCTAGATGAAAGTGGGGCGGTCATCACTGATGAGGCGGGTGATCCGCTCACAATTGATGTTGCCGTGTCGCAGAAATGGGCGGAGTTTCAGCGCCACTTCAACGAAGGCGGCGGCTGCTTTTGGGCATGGCGTCCGACAAAGTACGGCGATCTGCACTATGCATGGCGCAACGGCGCGCCGATAGCGCCCGACAACAGCGGCCCGCGGGCATACATGAGCGCACGGCTGGAAATGAGGCTATACGATGAGCCTTGATCGCAAACCGCTACAGATTGTCGAGATAGACATTGATTATTGCAGCCTAACCTATGCCAGCGCGCCATGCACTGCCGTGCTTGGGACAACCGGCGTTCGCAAGTGCTATAATACGTTCTTTACCTGCCAAGATCAGGCAAACTACAACGCGGGCACGCTAACGCTGCGCTTTGCCAACAATCAGACCGGGCTCCCGAAGGGCGTTATCATCTATCCGGCGCTTGCGGGCGCGGTATCGACAAATCCGACCGAGGTAAACCTTGGCGGCGTTGGCGACAAGCTGGGCTCGCTTGGGAAGCGTGCGCGGGTGACGGTCAAGCTAAAGGATTTTACCGATAGCGATATTTACACCGACAAATACCGCAGCGGGCGCGTAGACGGCACGGCGCAAACAGATGAGGGCGGATACAATCCGCAGGACCGCGGCACGTTCTTTGGCAAGCTGCGCCGCCGCTGGCCTTACTATGTCGGCAGGGCGCTAAGGGTAAAGGAGGGCTACGAAGGCGACGCGCTCGCCAGCATGCGCACTCGGCATTACGTCATCACGGAATGGGATGGGCCGGACATTAACGGCAACGTCACCATCACGGCGAAAGACATTCTGGATCTTGCCGACAACAAGAAGGCTCTTGTTCCCGCACCATCGCAAGGCAAGTTGGGCAGCGACATTGATGATAGCAGCCTTGCCGTGTTCGATCTTGTCCCGGCAGGCATTGGCAGCGAGTATGCCGCCAGCGGGCGGGCGTCGATGGGGTCTGAGATTGTTACTTATACCCGATCCGGTGACACCATCACTCTCACGGGTCGCGGCGTTGACGGCAGCGAAGCGTCTAGCCATGACACAGACGACGCTTTCCAGCAATGCTATCGGGTGGAGAGCGGCACAATCCCCGCGGTCATTGCCGATCTGCTGCAAAACTATGCGGGCGTTTCCGCCAGCTTCTTGCCCACAACGGACTGGAACAATGAAGCCAGCCGCTGGATACCGCACTGGCGGCTAACGCGGACCATTGCCAAGCCGACAGGCGTCACAAAGGTATTGGGCGAAATCCTGCAATTGGGCGTGTTGCTCTGGTGGGATGATATCGACCAGGAAGTGAAGTTTCAGGTTAACCGCCCGACTGACCTTGGCGAAACTGTAACCAACGTCACAGACGCCGCCAACTTGATTGAGGGCACGCTTAAAAACAGCGACCTACATGACAAGCGCGTGAGCCGTGTTCTGTTTTGGCATGGCGTCCGGGATTTCACGGAAGCCAACAATGACGGCAGCGATTTTAAGCGGGTAGTTGTCGCTATCGATGAGGACGCGGAAAGCGCAGACGAATATAACGAAACACGGGTTTTCGAGGTGTATAACCCCTGGCTTGGCAGCACTGGCGACGATCAGGTAGCGCAGGCCGTTTCTATTCGCTTGCGCAATCGCTACCGCGACCCGCCCCGGCAATTGCAATTCGACATTGACGTGAAGGACGAGGCGAACCTTCGCACGGCCTCGCTGATCTCGCTGCGCACGCGCGCGCTTCAGGATGAAACTGGCAATGTGTTGCCGGTGCAGGCGCAGATTTCCAGCGTGGAAGAAATCGAGCCTGGGCACAAACTCCGCATCAAGGCGCAGGAGTGGGACTTTAACAAACGCTACTGCTTTATCACTGAGGCAGGCCGATCCGACTACGGCGCATCGACCGCGGCGGAGATAGCAAAAGGCACCTACATTGTGAACGCCGCAACGCTGGAATTTAGCGACGGCACCGGCCCCTATCTGATGTTCTGAGGCGCGAATGACCACATATACCGCCATCGCTAACAGCGAAATTGATGCGGACAGCCCAGTCACAACTACGCTCATGCAGGCGATGCGGGACAATCCTATTGCCATTGCGGAGGGCTCCACCGACGCCACGGTTGTGGCAGC